AACATATGTTCTCCTATTATATCATTAGCGCTACCGATATTTCTTTTGTTAATACCATTTTTTTTAATACGCATACAAAATAATTCTATAACATGGGATAGTTACTATCAACATCTTAAATTAGTCTTGAAAAATCATAGTCTAGGACAGTTATTTTATATAGGAAGCGCAAGCTGGGACAAACGTGTAATGATATTTATTTCTATTATATTTTATTTTGTTCAAGTATATTTTAATTGTACTTCTTGTGTAAAATTTGTAAAAAATATGACAATAATACACAAGAATATATCTACTGTAAAAGATTACATATCTGAAACTATAACCTCTATGGATTATATTTCAAAAAAATGGATACAATATAAAACGTACCAACCATTTATCGAGAAATGCAAAGAGGTCCGCAACATAGCTATCTCTATAAATGATGAATTACAATCCATATCCGCGTTGAGACCTAGTATTTCGAAATTCGGAGAGATAGGTAGAGTAATGCGGGTAAATTATATGATGCATATAGATACAATATGGAAAGACACTATAGAATATTGTGTTCAGTATAATTCGTATATGCATTCTATGCTTTCGTTGAAAAATAAAATTGGTAATAATGTAAATTTCTGCAAATTTAGTAAGTCTACTAAATTCAAAGGTTTAATTTATCCACATTTACCATCTGATAAAGCTATAACTAACGATATTACTTTAGATAAAAACATATTAATTACAGGTCCAAATGCGGCAGGAAAAACCACATTATTAAAAGCCACGATGATTAATGTGCTTTTGTGTCAACAGTTTGGTTGCGGATATTTTAAAAGTGCAAAAGTGCAACCCTATGATATTTTAAGCAGTTATATTAATATCCCGGATACATCAGGGAGAGATAGCCTGTTTCAAGCAGAAGCATCAAGATGTAAATGTATATTAGACGAAATAACAAATAAAAAAAGACATTTATGTATATTTGATGAATTATTTTCAGGAACGAATCCATATGAAGCAATTGGTGCTGCGACCGCATATTTAAAATACATCAATAATAACAAACACGTATCATTTGTATTAACTACTCATTTTCTGGATCTTTGTAGAATATTAGAAAAAACGTGCAATGTTACAAATTTACAAATGCAAGTAAATAACAGCGAAAAAGGATTTGTTTACTCGTACAAAATGATCGAAGGTATCTCAGAGATAAAAGGAGGTATTAAAGTATTAGAAGATTTACATTATCCATCTTCTATAATACAAGACAGCAATATGATTATGAGTAAACTTAAAATTTAATACGTTTATATATAGTATAATTTATATCTATTTTACATAGAAGTAATGTTCACGCATGAAGGTCTTCGTTTAATTGTATCTGTAAGTCTATGTTTTATGTTATTCGGTTCGGTATTGTATTATTTTAATACAAGAATTACTGCTTTAGAAAAAGCTCTCGTTAAGCAAAATCAAGTGTTAAGTGATTTTATAGTAAATGTTAAAAGTAATGTTATGAACCAACCAAATGATTTACCATCGATAAACGGCGGAGCGAGTGAAGAAGCAATTATGAACGCAAAAGCCATATACAGCTCTAGTACACCATCTAATAAAATAATTGTTTCAGAAGACGATAATATTGCATTACTTTCATCTAACCAAGATAAAGTAGATAGTGATAGCGATAGTGATAGCGATAGTGATAGCGATAGTGATAGCGATACCGATAAAGAATCAGTAGAAGTACAAGAACTAGTATCCGTACCAGAACCGGTGCAAGAACCAGAACCGGTGCAAGAACCAGAACCATTAGAAGTACAAGAACTAGTATCCGTACCAGAACCGGTGCAAGAACCAGAACCATTAGAAGTACAAGAACTAGTATCCGTACCAGAACCGGTGCAAGAACCAGAACCATTAGAAGCACCAGAACAAGAATATATAAAAAAAGCTGAAATGAAAATTTTAAAGCTTGAAGATGTAGATAATTTAGAACAACTCAATAACCTCTCTAGCAATCAAGAGCAACCAGATACATTATCAAACACAAAGCAACAAGAATATGAAGATATGAAAGTAGCAGAGTTAAAAGAAATGGCAAAACAAAAAGGTATTCCATATACTAATAAAAAAAAATCTGACCTAATAAAATCTTTATTAGAAATGTAATAATATTCTATGCATATTGTAATGAGTTGGGGAATGTGTGAAAGTGGTTCTAATAACATTCATTTTGATTTTCCAGCAATTATGGCGGATGGTCGTACGTATACTTCCTGGCAACCAGGAAGTAAAATTAGTTCTGATATTAAGAAACAATCAGGTATTACTACAAACTGGCAATATAGACAGTATATGCAGAATAACGCAGATACTATTATCCGTTATAACCAATTAGCAGCGTGTGACGATTGTTGCTCGTGTCCTGCAAGATACGGCGAAGAAACAGAAACAAAAAATAAGTCGAATACTCCATTTTTGTATAAATCGTGTATAGATAAAAGCCAACCTTTTGGTTATAACAATAGCGATTTAAAATCGCAATATCTCACAAAATATCAACTACAGTGTAGAATGTTTACCCCAGTTATGAGTCAAGAACAATTATTAAAAGCAGGATATAAAAACTACAATTAAATGTATTGTATAATATAGTTAAACTGATTATACAATATTAACATAATGATAATTAGCATAGATGTTGGAATAAAAAATCTTTCACTTTGCAAATTAGATTCACAAGCAACCATACAATTGTGGGAAGTGATAGATTTGTCTCAAGAAAATCATTCTGCAACTTGTGAACATATAGGAAAAAAAGGAAAATGTAAACATCCTGCAACATACACCGTTGCAGATAAACATTTTTTTTGTAATTTGCATATTAAAAAAAGTGAGTATAGTCAACACATTGCACCTCTTTATTACTACAAAATGTTAACAAAGAAAATATCACAAAAAACACTACTAGAATTAAATACATTTTATTCTCTCGAAGACAATACTCAAGAACAATTAAAGGAACACATTTACAATATAAACGCTACTAAAATACCCAAAAGTATATCTGCAAGTGAAATAGATTTGATACAAGCAGGAATAACTATGAGTAAAAAATTAACAGATTGTCTAGACGATTTTTCAAATATTACTACTGTATTGATAGAAAATCAAATTAGTCCAATTGCAACAAGAATGAAATGTGTTCAAGGGATGATAACACAATTTTTTATTGAAAAAGGCGTACATGATATTCATTTTATTTCTAGTTCAAATAAGTTGAAAGCGTATGATGTGCCTAAAAAAACATATAAAGAAAGAAAAAAATCGTGTATAGTAGTAACAGAAGATTTATTGACAAAAGACAAAAATAATAAGAAATGGATTTCTATATTTAAAAATAATAAAAAAAAAGATGATTTAGCAGATTCATATCTTCAGGGTGTGTGGTACATTAATTATAGCACAACATAATTAATTGCGTAGTCATAAACTTAAAATGATATATTTACTTTGTAAACATGGAACCTGAAATTGTAGAACTTGTTGAACTTCAAGATATTCCAAAAATTTCATTAAACAAATCAGATAATAAATTCGTTGAAAATATCAGTTTAAATGAAACCACTCCCACAACCAAACCCCATTCAGTAAATTTTGGTGGTGGTGTAGAACTTTTGATGAATGATAAACGACGAACAGAAGGAAAAAAATCTGAAAATGGGTCAGATATTAATTTAGCAGATTTGAACGACCTAGAAGCTGAATTGAATACTTTAGTGTCTTCTTCTACACCACAAGAAGGTATAAAAGGGAAATCAACATCGAGCTTATTTAAGGATATTATTAGTAATAATGATAAAATAGATATAAGTAAAAAAGAAAATGGGTCTTCTAAAGCAGAAAGTATAAACATAGGTCCAGCCACAGCACAACATACATCTACTACAGACGACGGTTTTAAAAAATTTAATAATATTCCTATAAATCCAGACATACCCGTTCCTGAAACACCAAAAATGTCAAATGAAGAATTACTAAAACAGAAATTTTCAACGTTAAAGAAACTAGAATCCTTAGAAGCGAAAGGCGTTAAGTTAAATAAAAAATATTCTATGGATTCTAATTTGCAGGAAATGCAAGGTGAATATGAGGTTGTTGTTTCAGAAAAAGAAAAAAGCAACAGCGTAAAATTTCAAGGAAAGATGCTTATGGCGGCGATTACAGGGCTAGAGTTTCTCAACAACAAGTTTGACCCGTTTGATGTCAAACTGGATGGATGGAGCGAACAATTGAATGAAAATATCGATGACTATGACGAAATATTTAGTGAGTTGCACGAAAAATATAAATCTAAAGCAAAAATGGCTCCAGAACTAAAATTATTGTTTCAGCTTGCAGGTTCAGGTATTATGGTACACATGACCAATACGATGTTTAAATCCTCTATGCCTGGTATGGATGATATCATGAGACAAAATCCCGAACTTATGCAACAATTTACACAAGCAGCAGTAAATTCTATGGGGGAACAGAATCCTGGATTTGGTGGATTTATGAACAACTTTATGGGTCCGTCTTCGAGAGAAACACCACAACCAAATATAACACCAGGACCACCACCTGAAGCAATGAAAACTCGTTCAGAGAAAAGTACGCGGGCGCAAGTGCCTGTAAACAGACCAGATATGTCTGCTGCACGTAACAATAATGATGGGGAAAATATATACAATACCTACGAATCTGTTAAAAACTCACCGATGCGTTCATCACCTCGTACCGAAATGAAAGGTCCTAGTGATATAGACAATATTTTATCTGGTCTTAAAACAAAACCGGTAAAGACAACAAGTACACAAAATGTGGTTCCAGTCAAAGACGGAAGCACCGTAAGTATTCAAGATTTAAAAGATATGCAATCGGCTAAACTACCTACTCGGTCCACCAAACGTAAAAAGAGTGAAAAAACCAGTATAAGTTTAGATATATAACTTTAGATATATAAATTATCTATAATGGTTCTGTTTGTGGCGTCGACAACATTATAAACCATACGGTCAATATACACATCATAATAATTAACAGCGTATTACAACAGATTGATTCAATTGTATTTGTATTATTGGTTACTAATATTTCAGGTTGTAATAATTTTATAGTTGCGCGACTATTGCAACATATACAACGGTCTTCATTATGCTGTTGAGACCATCGTTGTATACATTCAGAATGAACGGTATAATTACAATTACATGAGCTAGTATAAATATCATTACCTTTTAGTAATGGAGCTTCATTTGACCCATCATAACATATTAAACATTGGTTTATTTCAGACTCATCGTTATTATAGACATCTTCTACATCAACACATATTGACATAATATACTTTAGTATATTATGTTATTACCTTATAATATATAATATATAATATATCTATATCAATATCAATATCAATATCAATATCAATTTAATTATAATATATATAATATAATATAATATGTCGTTATGTTTAATAGCTAGATTTAAAAATGAAAGACATATAATGTATGAATTTGTAAACCACTATTTACAAGAAGGTGTAGACTGTTTAATCTTAGTGGATGATAATTCAGACGATGATTATATGGATTTAAATAAAGATTGGATGGATAATTTAATTGAAACAAAGAAAATAATAATTAAAAAAGCTACATTAGATCAACATCAAGAATACAATTTACATTTAAACGAAATTAAAAAATTTGAATGGGTAATTATGTGTGATATGGACGAGTTCGTGTTTAGTGTTCCGGATAATTCAACATTAAAAAGTTTAATTAATACTAAACTATCTAGTTATGATTCTATTCGTGTTCCTTGGAAATTATTTAATCATAATTGTTATTACCAGCCACAATCTGTAATAAACGATAATGTATATACTCATCAATCGCCATTAGATCCTACTTCACCATCCAAAGGATATAAATATATAGTAAGAACTAATACTATTATAAAACTAAAAATACACGATTGTATAATTAAAACAAAAAGCATATTAACTATATGCGATTGTCACAATAATTTAATTCAAAATAACCATTATAGAACTCAATCAGAAGAATATTTAAGAGGTGTTAAAGAAATGAGAGGTGGTGGAGTACATAAAGAAAAATATAAAGGGTTTGCCGCTCACAAACAACCCATTTATACCAAGCAATGTAGATTATTAATAAATAAGAGAAAAAAATTGATAAATAACTGTCTGTCAAAACAACAAGTTAATCCTAAAATATATACTTCGTCTAGTTTTGCAAAAGAACAACATAATATGTAATTAAAATTGTAAATATAATAAGTTAAATATAATAAGTTAAAGATAAATCTTATTATATAACTAAATGAAACTATTCAAGATGCTAGGGTGTTTATTTTTAAATCCATACTTTAATAATAATATTGATTATCTTTATTTTAATAAACCGGTATGTTTCATTAATTTAAAACGTAGACAATCTATTTTGACAAAATGGTATAATTATGACCATAATAAAATATATAGACCAAATAAAAATGACTTACCACACACCTTTATTTGGTCTCCTAATGCTAATAAAACACAACACGTACAATATTTGGTAATTGGTAAATTGAAAGACGAAATATTTGAAGTTGCACATATTATACCAAGACCTTATATTCTAGATGGAAATATGTTGCAATTAAAATCTGACCTAGAACACTATAATACACCCTTGCGATTTGATTATTATAAAGTTACATAAATTACAAAGTTATAGGGATTATTTCTCCTGAACAGTTAAGTATATTAACCGGTTTATTTTTACCACCAGCATTTGTAAATATACGTTGAGTTTTCCAATTGGTTAGAGGTACGGATGGATCATAATACAGAAATACTTTTTTCTTAGGATTAAAAGGTACATTACTACTGGTAGGTCTTGAAAATATAATGTTTGTATTGTCTGAACATATCTGTGTATTTATTGGAGGAGGTGTATATACTCCATAATTAAATAATGCTTGTTCTACAGGAGTAACTGGGAATTTTGGTTTTTGTCCGATTGGATTGTTTGAAATATATGAAAACTTTTGTTTTTTACTCATATTTGTAGAATTTTTTTTATACTGTAAGACTTCAGCTTTACGTCTCATGTCTAAATCTTCTATGGAATAGGATGCATTTGCAATACAAGAATTGGTAGTCCTAGACCAGGTATTCGGTGGTTCAGGACCACCACTTGGCCACGAACGATTACAATTCATTATATATAGACATAATAAATTGTAAAATGTAAAAATGTTTAGGGATTATACATATCATTATTTCCTGCGAAAAACCACCTTGTAGACAAATATCGAGGTTTTGCATCTAATGCATTATTACCACCAAGTATATTCAAACATGGACCTTTATCAATAATGGATTGGATTTGATTTGTACCAATAGCAGTATTGAAATACCTTAAGCATGAAGTATATCCGGAAAATCCACCATTCATAGATACATATACATCTCCATAATTTTGTTTGGGTACACTTTCCAGAATATGTCTTTTCACTAAACGACCGTTGATGTATACATCTAACTTGTGTTGTTCATCTACACGTACGATAACATTTACCCACTTATTTAATGGTATATCTTTGATAATAACTTCTTCATTTATAGTTTCAAAAGTATTCATAACTACTACCAAATCATTTGTAGAAGGTGCAATATATAATCCCGGGGCGTTATTTGGCTGATTCATTCCTATTGGAACCTCAGTAACATTTACGTTGTCGTTTCCTTTATGAAAAATATGCTTATATTCATCCTCTCTGTATTGTAAATCGGTTATATTAATCCATACAGACCATGTAAACACTAAACCATCATTTGCATTTTGCGATCTCATAACAGGTATGGATCCTTTGACAGAAGGGTCTTGTGGTATTCGCATAAACTGTTTCGCATCAATCATTCCATTTATCAGTACTGGATTTTGACTTGGAGAGAATATATATGACATAATAGATGTTCCTAAACGTAAAGCCATCACAAATAATATCAACATTAATAAAAGAAAAGCAAACTTTGCGACTATACTATTGGACTCTAGGAAGTCTTTTGTTCCGGATAAATATTTATTGGATGCAAATCTACTAAATACGCCTCCTGTATTTGTATCTCCGGGATTAGAACTCATAACTATATACTAATATAAGATAAATTGTCAGTATGTATAGGCTATATTTCAAAACTGGATTGTTCCTGATTATCTTCTAAGAAACTTACTTTAATTCTATATTTATTGAATAGCGAACCTATAGCACTGCCACCAAATCCAGATTTATATATGTTATAAGCTTGTTGTGGATTTGTTGCATCGTCCCAATATTCAAAATTAGAAGTCCAACCGCTGAACCCTCCACCCGGCGTAACGGAAATATCTGCATCTGGGTTCACCTTGGCTACTCCAGGCAATACACACGTGCGTACCAATTTACCATCAACGTACATATCTAGAGTACGACCGTACAAACTTATTATCAGATTTACCCAACTTTGCAATGGAAAGTTAGTTATAGAACATTTATGTACGATAGATGTATCTGTCACGGTACCTGTGGTTTGATTTTGTGGGTAACACGAAACAGAAACAATTATATTGTTTTCTACTGCTCCTAATACTATACCAGGACTAGAATATCCATCTTCATCTTTTCTTTCTAATAATACTTTTTCTTCACCAAACCGGTAGTTCCAATCCTGAACATAGAACCACATAGAATAGGTATAATTGCTTGTATTGTTATTATTTGGAAGAGTGCTGGCATCTATAGTTTGCGATACATCCCCTTCTTGCATGGTAGTTAAACTAGTAGATGCTTTAAAAAATACTGTTAATATTAGATACAATACTACTAGAACTACAAGTATAATCAATACCGTTTTGACGATTTCCATATTATATAATAGAAACAGAAATTATCTAAAGTATTGGTTGTGGTAATCCTTTTAATGTCTTATATGCCAATCGAATATGTCTTTCTTGAAGAATTTCTTTATGAAATACCACATTACATATGCCTCCCTCTATACCTCGTTCTTCGCCTACATTTATATTTTCCATAGTCATATATGGAGCGATGTTTGGTTTTGAGCCTACCAGCGTACCATTTAAAAATACATCCATATTTGCACCATCATAATTAATGACTATATTGTTCCATGTTTGATAATTTAATTCATCCGTTTCATATATTGTAATTTCATCATCCCCTTTAATATTACAGTTTACTCGTAGTTTAGGTGTAGGAAAAGCACCTCCATAATATTCGACAGCTGGTTTCCTTGCAAATTCAAATATATTCGTCCATTTATTGTAGGAAGCTCTCGTGTTTGGAGGCTGTGGATTAATCCAAAACCAAGCCGATAGTGAATACTTATAAGCTTTATTTTCTACGTTACCTTCGTGTAAAACTTCATAACTTCCTAATTGTGTTTGTTTATCTAAATAAACAGGGTATCTCAATAAAAGATTTCCATCACGTGTTACCAAATACGTGAATAATTTTGGTATTAATATAGTTAATGCTATTAAAATAATTTCAAATGCAAGAAGCAACAATACAGAATTAGTAGTAATATTATATTGGTTTTTAAACCATTCTACCAGGTCTATCATTGCGCACGGTACATACATTATAAATGCAACCATAAGCGAGAGAAATGTTTTTTTTTGATCTTGACTTCCTTTTACAAAGTTAGCAAGCGGGGTAAATACAGAGTATAATAATGCAATTGCTCCAAATAAAATAAATATATTGACCGTATTAGAAAAAATGTCACCTATGTTTGGGACTATGGAAATCAACCATATAAATACATAGATTAACAGTACACTTACACAAACAGTCAATATAGTAAAAATTATTTTTATTGCTACGTCCCAAAATCCAACATCTATTTTTATGCCTGCCTGTGAAAACATATTTTTATTTTGTACAAATAAATAGGTCAATACTTGAAAAATAGCAAACATTAATACAAAAATATTCGCTAGCGCAGGATAGTTTTCAGAAATTCCTAACGGAGACCATTTGTAGATGATTAATAACAAAATTATCATTTCAACAATAGATGCTAGAATATAATATGTTGGATTTGTGATGACTACAGCCATACCGTCATGATAATATTCTTTTATTTTAGATAACATATAATATATGATTATAAGATATCCATACAAAATAACATACTAGACTATAGATTTTCTAGTGATGTTTTCTGTCCATGACAATCTCTACATAGAGCTACCAAATTATCAATATTATTTGTACCACCATTATCTAGTCTAACAGTATGATCTACTTCAAACCACGCTGGAAGCGTTTTGTTACAATTTCCACAACACCAACCTTGTTGCGACGCAACATATTTTTTTTTTGTTTCACTTACAGATCTTTTATTGGAACCTCCAGATTGTCTTAATTTTGTAGAGTATTGTGATTGGTCTACATTGGTGTTTTGTTTCGTCATTTGTAGAAATGGAGTCAATACGTCAGATGTATTTTTATCGATAGGTAAATATTTTATTACTCCGCTTGCAGAGGATAATAATGTTCGTGTATCTGACGGATATTTTTTAAAAAATAAATAAGCAGACATTCCCGCAAAAGCTATTCCTGCCATTTGATAATATTTTGTCCAAGATTTAAGTATAGTTATATATTTTCCATCGTAATACGTGTTGACTACAAAGAATCCTGTTATTAATAATACAAGCAATTCTACTTTCATGTTATGTTATACTATAACAAGAAATTTTCTAGATTTGGTTTAAATTCACTTTATTTATACTAGGTATAGTTTTACTTGGATTTTTTAGTCTTTGTTTGTATTTTACGACACCTATTCGTGTTGGCAATAATGCGATATCCTCGAGGACATCTTTTTCTACCAACAGCTAGTTGTATTTCACTTGGCGAAGACCGACTTGATATAGATTGTCCGCTCTTCACAGATAACCCTCTATTCGAATAAGAACTTCTTCTACTCGCCGCCGTTGGGTCCATATACGTAGAAGACCGTGACTTTAACGAAGACCTCGCGCTTGAAGCATAAGAAGATTGTCCACTTTTCACGCTCGATGACATATTTGGCATAGGAGTTCTATTTTTTAAGGTAGGTTTAGGTACACCGCATACAACGGATAAATATGTGAGGTCTTTCACTAATTCGTCTATTGGTATTCTATCTGCAGCATACGTATCACCGAAACAATATTTAAATAAAATATCTGATACGTGAACGTTTAATGGTATAGAACGAAATTTTCCCACATCACTAAAAGAAACACAAAAATCTACATAGGACATTAAAAATCCCCATACATCTACATTATATTTGTACACTTCATTAAAATATTTCTCCATATTGAAACGTCTACCGTGCGATATACCGTTGGGAGCAACTTCTAAATAACGATCAAGTACTTTGGCAATATAATCAACAAGATAGTTGTATCCTAACGTTCCATTATTAAAACACTCGTCATTTACTGACCATTTTCTCCGAAAACTCATATTACTAGTATCATAATTTGCCCCAGAAAGTGTTCTTATTCTTCCTAATACCATAGATATAAAACCTGTATGACCTTCGCCGATACGTTCTGCAGAATGTTCCAATAACTTAGATGCAATCGTTTTTAAAAATGATTTGGGGACAATTTGGTTGTTTTCTTGTGGATAATTTTCTATAATATACTTTCTTATTTGTGCGTTAGTTATTAACGTAAACAAAATATTTGAAAATGGAGAATTAAACATCAAAGGACGATTTTTCACTTCAGGTATCACAGATACATTTGTATTTATTACTCATGCTAACCCCCAATCAATCACGGTAATGTTAGGCATCTTATTTATGTTTTCTGGAGAATCCCATCCTGTATTTACTAACATATTATCCCCTTTTAGATCTAAATGTAGTAATCCAAGTGCATTCATAGGAACAATCGCATTTTCTAAGGTGTCAATTAACCCCCAGTTTAGTAAACCGAACATTTTTATAGCATAATTTATTGCACTAGTAGAGGTTCTATTATTAATTAAAGTAGCAATAATTTTTATTTCGCTACTTATGCTTACTCCTCCATCAGGAATATTAATAGTACTCATTTTACTAAGAGAACTCGGGTCATTCACATTGCTAGCAGTGATTCCTAAATTATCATTCATTAAATCACATTTTGTATTAAATCCTTTTTTGTCTTCTTCCGATAAGGGTCCAAAATTCTCACATTCAAATATATCGTCTAATAAAAAATAATCTTTGTAATTTGGAATTTGTTTTACTATAGGTAAAATTTTTATATTTTCCTTCATTTCTTCCTTGGCGTTTTTTTTAGTCAACAGTTTAGTGATGTATGGTCTAGTTTGCAATTTAGCATTCAACGCAGGGTCTTGACACTTTATTGGCGGTCTAAACACACATCCAAATCCACCTGCAGCAACGACTTCCCCCCCCCGCATATTCTTTGTCTACGGATGAGTTAATATACGAACGCGATTTTCTTGTTAAACGATGTGGCATATATAGTATCATTATATAATTTACATTTTATTTCTTGTATAGATGTATTCCCAAGGCTATAATACCTAGAATCAATATACGTGTTATGAGTTTATCTCTTTCTGTGCGTTTGGTATTTGGTTTAACATTACTAGATTTTGGAGTTACGCATTATATAGTATTATACTTATTTCCTGTAAAGATATCCAACAGAAACCAGAATACCAGTTAAAATGATACAAAATGCTATTTTCTCTCTTCTTCTTCTCTCCTGATGATCTTTTACTTCCTTAGGTTTATATTGTTCGTAATATTCTGAAAGAGCTTCTTCAAGATTTATCGTTGGTAAGTTTAGAGCGGTATTGATTTTATTATGTATAAAATGTGTCCATCTTACAAGAGACTGTCGTGATTCTAAATAGGGTGATACCGGGTATTTATCTAAAAATTTACTGAAATTATTACCAATTTCTTCTACAGGCAAAAATAAAGGGAGATTCTGATAAAAATCATAGTATTTTTTCTTGATGACTTCATTCGGAGTTTCAGAATAGGTTAATGCTATTGTGTGCAATACAAACCAATATTGT